GCGTGGATAAATTGGCATTATTTAGCCTTCGCGCTGATGTTGTTAAAAGTTTAAATCAGTTTAATAAAAAAGATTTCCCGGAATGGGAAAAAAGTAATTATCTTCGCAAGCCAAAAAGTAAATATTTTCGCTCGGCAGACGATTTCCAAGAATTGGGAATGGTTGACATCAGCCATAGCCGGTTAACATTTGAGAAACTGTTACCGGTTATTCGGCGAACAGAGCAAAGCGAGGTTGCTGATTTACTTGGCAGCATAAAAATTGAAGATCCGTTTTCCGAAATATTCAATGAGCACGATGAATATAAAACGCTTGCAGGATACATTCAATTATACATTGCCGCTCATGTTGCCGCCCTCAACACAAGCCACGCAGCCAAAGAACACAAAGGCAAACCCGAATATGAAGCAGTGATACGTCCGCTCTACAATGATGTGGAAGATACCGGCAACTACTATGCCTCGCAAGCCGAGTACAGGAAAACGAAAATAACAGCCTTTTTGATTGATAACTTTGATGTTGTCAATCATGGAAAATTAGACTGGAACAAAAAAGAAAATAAATTTTTTATAGATATAGGATAATGAGAACGTTACAATTAAACGAATTTGTATATTTTTTGCCTGCCGGATGGAATGAAATCTCTGCCGAGCAACTTCTTTATCTTGTGAAATTAGTTGACAAACAACTCAAACCCGAAGAAATTAAATTAAAAATGTTGCTCAAAACGCTCAATGCGCGAGTACATTCGTACAATGGTGCAGGCAATGAAATGTGCTACATTATTAAAATCGGAAAGAAAAAATACGAACTGTCGGCAGAACAGGTACACGCAGTAACTGCTATTTTCGATTACCTCTTTTTCAAAGGCAACAAAACCGTATCAATCAATCCGTTGCTTACAAAAAATCCATTCCCTGTACTGAAAGTGTGCGGCAAAATACTGCAAGGCGCCGGCGAAGGCTTGCACGATATTACCTACGAACAGTTTATCGATATGATGGTTTGTTTCGACCAAATGCTGGCAAAACCGGAGTGCATCAACGACTTTATCGCCCTAATTTACAAATCGTCCGATGAAAAAGAAATTGAAGCCAAACACTTTGGCAAACTTCCTTCAGCAGTCAAAATTACTATTATTTGGTATTACATGGGCAGTCTCCAGTTTATGGCAGAAAAATTTCCCCTTACCTTTTCCGGTACCGGCGGCGGTTCATCCGGAAGAAACATATTTGAAAATCAGATGCGCGTTGTCGATGCGCTCGCCGGCAACGACCTTACAAAAAAGGAAACCGTCAAAAAATCCCTGCTCTACGATGCGCTTTTCACCCTCGAAATCGCAGCCGAGAACGTCGAAAAGACACAAAAGTAATTTTTTCAGAGAAATAAATGTTAAAAATGCATTTTTTTGAAAAATAATTGCGAAAAAATTTGGTTAATAAACTTTTGTTTATTACTTTTGTAGTGTCAAAAAGGTAATAATTATAAAAAACGAGCAAAAATGAAAGAGCATGTATCAAAAAAAAGAAGAAAAATCGAAAATGAATTACTGTTTTATCTACGCAGATACAAGTTTTTCGCCTCTCGGTTTCGAGACATTCGAGATTACGATGCTATCATCGAAGAAATTATTGAACAATTAAAATCAGATGTATAACCAAAAAGTCCTCCGAGAAATCGGAGGACTAAAAAAAATAAAAAAAACGATGACTACAAAAGAAAAATTTGAGCAATTGAAAGAACGTGATATTCAAGCAAAATCAGATGCAGAACGCGAAAGGCTCTCTGTAGATTTTGAACGTTTATCAGTAGAAGACCCCGTTGGTTTCGAAAAAGCCGTAATGGAAAGTGCTCGGAAAACACTCAACGATGCAAAAGAACTGAAAATAAAGGAACAATTAGTTCAAATTTCAGAAATCATTTCAATGTCGTACATTGCTAAAATATATTTTAACAAATCAAAAAGTTGGTTGAGCCAACGTATTAACGAACTTGATGTAAATGGAAAACCTGCAAAATTTCTTCCGGAAGAAATTGACACATTGAATTTTGCCATTCAGGATATTTCCAAAAAAATAGGTGCGTTTCGCATTGCTTGTTAATGCCTTTTTGACCCTGCGCACCAACGCCCCGCCCAACCGGCGGGGTTTTCTCTTTTCCAAAAAAATTTTGCATCGCAAAAAATAACTATCTTTGCAGCAGTATTAACTTTTAAAAAAATATATTTATGTGGTGGATTTTAATTCTTGGTGGATTTATTCTAATTATGGTAATTGCTGTAAATAGTAGTAATAAACAAACAGCAAGCGCAAATGAAAAATTGAGAAGTCAGGGTTTATCACTTTCTGATTTTAAACAAACAAAAGCATCGTATGCAGGCGGTCACCCTGATGTGAATAACAATTTCCCGTCTATTGCTTATCTTTCAAAAGATGGAGATTTGAAATTTTACACAATGCCTGTATCATTTCAAATGCCTGTTTTAAAGTTTAAAATCAAAAAAGATGCCGTTAAAAACATTTCATTAGAAGATGCTTCTACTATGGAAAACAAAGTTACACTTGGGAGAATTCTCCTAGTTGGCGTATTTGCTTTAGCTTGGCGAAAGAAAAAGAAAAATGAATTGGCATTTGTAGTTATTGATTGGAATGATGGAAAATTTGACCATTCAACTACTTTTTCTTTTGAAGGAAAGGACGCAACACAAGAGGCAAATCGTTTCAGAAATGAATTAATTGCTATTTGTAGATAATTTTTTTTAAAAAAAAACTAAATTATATTTGGCACTTCAAAAATAATATCTATTTTTGCAGTGCTAAACAAATTTATGTGCGATGAAATGCCGCCCAAACAAGGGCTTTTTTTATGCCCAAACACACGGCTGTCTTATCCTAAAATTTTGTGCTTCGCACTTGAATTTGTTTAGCAACGGGAAACGACAGCCGTTTTTTTTTCTGTCTATAATGCTAAACAAATTCAAACAATGGAAAAGAAAAATTCCCCTGCCTGCGTGAAGCACAGTACCGCAGGCAAAGTGCCGACACTTGATTACCTGTTGGCAATCGAAAGCAGTCTTACCGACTGGCAGTTTTTAACCCTTTTGCAGAGAGGAGGTGGGTTATGAAAATAGAAGCCAACCTCACGCCCGAACTGGTAAATGTAATTAATGAACTTGTAAAGTTAGATATAGCATCTTTATATACTGAATATCTTGGCGACATAAAAGATTTTTATATTAGAAACTGGCATCTTCTCACTAATTGTGATGATAAAATTAAAGACTTTTTGATTAAAATTTGTGATATTCAAGATACATTAAGTGCTTTCATTCAAGAGGAAGGAGGCGCCCAATGAAAATCACTCACTATGGCGTTCTCAATGATTTTTACAAAGAAGTAAAAAAAGAATTTGGCAAAAAGAAACCCGCAGACCTTATTTTTTCTGACGACAAATATGTATTATCACTTAGATGGAAGGAAGGAGGCACACAATGAACACAGAACTTAAACCTCCCACCACCCAAGCCGAAGCCCTTGCACTGATTGGCACGCTCAACGACAAAATATCGCGCCACAATGCAGATACCCGCACGGCTTACGCACGATTACAAGAACTTATCCGTTTGCTGTTGCCCGAATAATTAATATCTTTGCACCATGGTAGAATTTATAACAGTAACGTGTATTATTACATTGGCAGTTGCATTGTATAAATCCGGTATGCGAATATTGGCATTGCCTGTATTCATTACAGGGCTATTCATTTTCCTGTACAATTGTACAGGTTAGCGCTCTGCTATCATCTTCTGAAAAAATCCTGTCCGCTGCGGCAGGATTTTTTTGTCCTTTCCATTCCAACCGGCACATCTTATTTTTGAACTTTAAACTTTGAATTTTTGAATTATGGAATTGTACAATCATTTTGAATATGGCGAACTCTTGGCTTACAATTTAAAGCCGATAGCGCACTCCGTCCGAAAACAACAGTATTACCGCGCCACCGAAATAGAAAGCTTGCAGGAACTGAAAGAGCGCCTGGCGTAGTTCTTGGTTTCAATTTCAATTACGGAGTTAATTACCGGATTGATAAATGTATGTGGGTGGAGGGATAAGACATGGCTGTACATCACGAAAGAGAATTGGAAATGTTCGGGAAAAACCGCAGGCGTGGTTTGCCGAGAAACCTGCAAAAAAACGGCTTGCCATTTGAACTCTCGCTCGACTGTGTGTCCGAGACGGCAAAATATGAACGTGCACAAGATGCGGAGCGTATGGATCAATTCAATAAAGACGTGGAAGCATGGGCTATGCATGTAACCTCCCTGCTTCGCTCGAATGTGCGTACAATGGTAAAGCGCGATATCGGTTTGTCCGAATCCATTCATCCGAATATCTATTACGACAGAAAATATCGTAAAGAAGCCAAGCGTGTAGGTTTTTCTTTCCTTCGCGAAGGCATTTACATACACAAAGGCGCCGGACGCGGACAGGGCGGTTATCTCGGAAGCAAGTGGACAGATCATTACGGAAAACTCAAAACCACAAATCCGGAATCGCTTGGAAAAATGGGTTCCGGCAACCGTAAACCGATAGAATGGTTTAACCCTATCGTTGAACGCGAACTGTCGGCGCTTGCCGATATTGTGGCAGAATACAGCGCCGACCTTCAAATTAACGCAACACAAATTTTTATAGAATAACGCTATGGCTGGAGATTTAAACAGAAGTATCAAAATTTTCATCGACAATGAAAATGCAAATAAAAAAGCCGATGATTTGCGTGCAAGAGTGAACAAACTCGGCGCCGAATTAGAGAAACTTGCCGCTACCGAAGGTAAAAATTCCGATGCCTACAAAAAGAAAGAAAAAATCTACAACGCTGCCGTTAAATCTCTAAACACATACAATACCAAGATTAAAGAAACCGAGCGTGTACTTAAAAATTTAAGTAAAGCCACCTACGATGAACTTATAAAAGCGAAAAATGACCTCACAAGGTCGCTAAAAGATACCGAACGCGGTACCGAAAGTTACCACCAAAAACTTCTTTTGCTCAAACAAACTAATACCGAATTAGCCAAGGTGCAAAAAGAAATGCGAACCGAAGGCGGCAGACAAGCAGGAATGTGGTGCAAAGTTGCCGATGGCTTTAACAAATATATCGGTTTGATAGGCGGCGCCATCGCCACCGTTACCGGTCTCTCCATGACCTTCCGCCGCCTCGCCGAAGACGTTGCCAAGATGGACGACATCTACGCCACTGTTATGAAAACAACCGGTATGACTCGCGAAGAAGTTGTTGAACTCAACGAGGCGTTTAAGAAAATGGATACCCGCACCTCGCGCGAACAACTGAATGCACTTGCAGAAACCGCCGGACGTCTGGGTATTAGCGCTAAAGAAGACGTGATGCAATTTGTCGAAGCCGCCGATATTATACAGGTAGCCCTGGGCGATGTACTGGGCGAAAATGCAATCCGAGACATCGGTAAAATGTCAGACGTATTTTCCAAGGTACAAGACGATTTGAAAAATTTAAGCCTGAAGGAACAGATGCTTGCCGTTGCCAACTCGGTAAACGAGTTGGGAAAAACAAGTACTGCCAATGAACAATACCTTGTCGATTTTGCCGGACGTCTGGGCGGTGTCGCCACGCAAGCCGGCATATCCATTCAAAATATTTTGGGCTTCGGCTCGGCATTAGACCAGAATATGCAGAAAGTTGAAATGTCGGCAACGGCAATTCAAAAGTTCATTATGAAAGTGATGGGCGAGCCAGCTAAGTTTGCAAAGATTGTCGGACTGGAAGTAGAAGGATTTACCAAACTTCTGCAGGAAGATGCAAACGAGGCGATAAAACAAGTTATCCGCGCACTGGGAGACAAGGGCGGCTTTCAGCAACTAATACCGATTTTTCAAGATATAGGAATGGATGGCGCCCGCGCGGTGGGCGTACTTTCTGCGTTGGCAACCAATATCGACAAAGTGGATGAAGCACAGGCAATAGCAAACCGGGCATTTATTGAGGGCACTTCGGCAGTAGAAGAATACAACATTAAAAACAATAACCTGCAGGCGCAACTCGAAAAAGCACGAAAAAAATTCAAAGATACTGCCCTCGAATTGGGCGAAAAGTTAAGCCCGGCATTACTCAAGTCAGTAAAAGGCAGTACGTTATTAGTAAAGGCATTGGCGGGATTTCCGAAGTGGTTGAGTGAAAACAAAGGAATGCTTTTAACATTAGTTGCTGTTTTAAGTGCTTATACGGTTGCTGTTAATTATTCAAGAATTGCAAAATTACTTGATATTGAAATATATAAAAAGAAAATTGCAGCAATAAAAGCCAGTATTGCAGTAACCACATTAGAAACAACTGCAATAAAAAACGCTTCTATTTCAACTCGCATTTATATTGCTGCAACACAAGGATTAGCGGCGGCAAAACTACTTTTAACAGGCAAAATAAATGGTGCAAAAACTGCATTTAAAGCAATGAGCGCAGCGATGGGAGTAAATCCATACGTTATAGTTGGTATGGCTATTGCCGCTCTTACTATTGGTATTTATAAGTTTGCAACTCGCACAACGGTAGCCGAAAAGGCGATGAAGGAATTTAACAGGGAGGCTTTAAAACAACAAACTGAACTCAATAATATATTTGAAGCCTATAAAAAGGCAAACGAAGGTACGGACGAGAAAAAGCGCTTGCTTGAACTGATAAAGAAAAAATACGGACCTTACATTCAGGATTTAATAGATGAAGAAGGTAAAATAACCGATATTGCCAAGGCGCAGGAGCAGGCAAATAAAGCCCTAAAGGAAAGTATTGCGCTCAAAACCCGCGATGCCGCTATTGCCGATGCTACCAGTGAATCAATCAATACCCAAGCAGACATTATTAATAACTTGCGTAAGCAAATAGAAAAACGAAAAGGCGAAAATCTTGGAAATATAATAGTTGATGATATAGTAAATACGCTTACCGGCGCTAAAACAAAGGACAAACTGGATGAAGCATACAAGGAAGCTGCTCAAATACTCCTTGATAACGATATTATCTATACAGGAGGATTTAGGGAACCGTTAAATTTTGTCAATCAATTATATGGAGAGTTGACAAAATTAAATAACACTGTAGATGAAACGACTAAAAAATTCAAATTCCTTGTTCCTTCAAAAACAGAACCGACAAATGAAGATGAAGATGATTCCGCCCCCGACGCCACTGTATTAAGTGGTGGCGATCCCGACCCCGACCCCGACAAACAATCCAAAGTCAAAGCCGCCCTCGACCTGCGCCTGAAACAACTCGAAGAGTACTACAAACAACGCCTGTTGCTTATCGAAGAAAATCGCGAGCGCGAGGACATGGAAGAAAACGAATATCAACGTAGTCTACTCATAGCAGAAGACGACTATCTGGCACAACGCATCAATGTGCTCGAAAACTTCCATACCGGTTACGAAAAACTGCAACTCGAAGCCAATGAAAAACTGCTCGACGACAAAAAGAAAGTGTTGCAAAACACGCGCAAATACGATGAATTAGTGTTGTCTTATATGCTTGACGAGCATAAAAAGAAACTTGCCATTATTGACAAAACTGCCGAAGACGAACGGTTTAAACTCAAACTGCAACTCGAAAAAAAACAAATCACGCAAGAACAATACGATGCGCGAATGCTGGCGCTCGAACACTCGACTGCGTATTTGCGCCAACAGGCAATTACCGGTTACGAGCAGGCGCTCATAAAAGTTCAAATAGCCAACGAGAGCATCAAAAAAAATGTGGTCAAAAAAGCCGGCGAGGAACGTGTCGCTGCCGAGCGCGACACCCTGTTGAAACTTGCGGCATTAACAAAAAATTATACCGAAAGCGAAAAATCACTTCTTCAACAATACGGAAAAATAGGCATTGAGCAACAAAAGAAAGAGGAACTCGACCGCATCGAGGCAATGTACAAAGAGGGAACTATTCGCAAAGAAGTATATGAAATCGCTAAAGCAGCCATTGAGAAAAAATACGAAGACGAAAAACTGAAAGTACGTCAAGAGTATGGCATTGCCAGAATGGACGAACTCCATCAGTTGGAATTTGATGCGCTCAAGGAAAAATTAGATAAGGAACTTCTTACAGTAGAACAGTACGAACAGGCAAAGAAACAACTCAAATTAAAACATGCAAAAGAATATACCGACCAGGCACAAACATTCATCCAAGCCGGCGCCGATTTTGTAAAAGCCATCGAAGAAGCCGAAACTGCAAAAGTTTCTGCCGAATATACCAAGCGAACATCTGCCCTAACCGAGCAATATAACCAAGGGCTTATTTCACAAGAAGAATACAATGAGCAAAAGGGGCAACTTGATTACGAACAAAAAGTAGCCGAACTCGACATTCAGAAAAAATATGCCGATGCCAATTTTGCCGTGCAAACCGCCCAAATCATCGCTACCACAGCACAGGGCGTTATTTCGGCATGGGCAAGCAGTATGCAGTTGGGACCTATTGCCGGACCGATTGCTGCCGGTATTTTAACGGGGTTATTGGTTGGTACTTCTATTGCGCAAATCGCCAAGGCAAAAGCCGAGCGCGACCGCGTAAAATCTCTTACAATTGAAGCGCCGGGTGGCGGCGCGAGCGCTCCAACCCTTACCGGCACCCGCATCGTAACCCAAGCCGCCGAAGGTCGCTACGATGTTATTGGCGAAGAAGACGGAAAAACCTGCCGCAATGTTCCATACGAGCCAAATATACGCAGCGGCATTGTCGAAAATCCTACGCTTATGAGCGAAACCGGTCGTGAATTAATCGTATCTGCGCCCGATTTAAAACGCCTGCAAAAGCACATCAATTACCCGCTTCTGATAGAAGCAATCCGCGATGCACGCCGCGGCACAGTACCGCAAAGAGCCGAAGGAAAATATAACGCAATAGAGAATGCCGGAAGCAGTTCCTCTACCAAAGCCCCTATAACAGATAGTTCTATTATGGCACAAACCACCCCTGCGCTAATAGCTGCAATTGAAAAAAATAGCCAATTTCTTGATACGCTTATTCGAAATCCGATAGAAGCATACATATTATTATCTGAATTTAGAGCTGCCGAAGCATTGCAGAATAAGAGCGATAATTTATTTAGAAGAGGAGACAATTTAACATGAATATAAAACTCGAAAATACCGGAATTGAACTTCATCTTCCTGTTGATTTTGAACTCGAAACCACATTCAAAAATCCACTATTCTCTAAAGACGAAGGCAGCGGAACCTTGCCGGCAGTGCTTCCGCCGACACCGCACAATTTCGCTTCTTTCGGTTTCCCTGAACGCATCGACAACGCTGATAAAATCTCGCAACAACGTGTGCGCGTAACAAGCGGCATTTACCAGCGAATAGGAACCGCTACCGTACTTGATGCAAGCAAACACGAAGGAATAAACATTAATATTGGTTTTGATGAGGGTGAATTTTGGAATAAAATAAACAATCTTCCATTAAATAAACTTGAATGGGAAACTATAGACTACGGTTCTGCTGAAAATGCAGTAGCATACATGAACAAACTGCTTACAAGACAAATAAATAATCCCGATTTAAGTATTTTTGAAATAATTCTTGATTATGCAACCGATGATACACACAGTGAACGATACAAGCTGAACGATATTACAAAAACAAACAGTACATGGTCGCTTAAACATCAGAGTATATGGAATGAGTGGGTAAAATCAAACAATCAGTGGGTAAATGTTACAAACCCTGTAGGTTATGGTATCAGTCCATTTTTAAAAGTGGGCGCACTGATAGAAAAAATATTCACGGCTCTTGGATATAAAGTTACAGCAAATCCATTCCGAAGCGGACAATTGCAGCATCTTGTGGCGCTTAATAACAATCGCGACAGTATTGTTAGCGGAAAATTAAAACTTTCCCACCTTGTGCCTTCCTGCACCGCCAACGAACTATTAGACGCATTGTTTGCAAAATTCGGGGCGCTTCCGTTTGTAAACTCAAACGACAGAACCGTATCCATTCGTTTAATAAAAGACATCTTGAAAGAACCGGCACAAAAAGACCTCACAATATTTCTAAACACAGGATTTAAAAATTATTTCGAGCGCGGAAAACAACTCCGCCTATCAAGCGAAAAATCAATTGAAAACAAAGATTTGCGTGTAACTGCTAAAACTACGCACGATACTTTTAAAGAATTTACAGATTTGTATTCAAATAAATTTAACATTTTCGACAATACGATTGAAATATTGTGGAAGCCCCAAATAAATACGATAGTTGCTTATTCGCGTGTAGGCAACAGTTTTTATTCGTGGAACCTGAAAAATAACAGCGACCACGATTTACCTGCATTATCGTCCTTCTTTTTCGACTGGGACCAAAAACATGCAGATTTCGACTATTTGGATATAAAAGGAATTGACGAACAGGTGCCCATGACCGACAGTGGAAACACAGATATTATATTTGACATTCCGGCATTCCTGTGCGGAATTAGCAACAACAATTCCGGTATTATAGTAAAAGGAGAAATGGTCGAGACAAAAAATGAGAATACTTGTCCACTTGCATTTTGTCTCGTACACGATGCCGCATTGCCGGGCATTACTTTTGGTTCATCGTTTAGTCATAACCCAATCAAAGGAGGAAACTCTAACATCACAATAGACCTTTGTTACTACGGCGAACGTGGATTGTTCAATAATTTCATGAAAGAATACGACCGCTACCTTCGACATGGTTTGCAAAAAACAGAATCTTCTTATATGCTATCCGAAGCGGATAAACAACTTCTCGACATCACGCGACCAGTTATGAGCAACAATCAAATGTTTCTGATTGAAGAATTAAAAACAAAAATAGGAAAAAAAACACCCTCGCAGCTGGTCTTGCGCACGCTTTCTCTTAAGCATCCTTATCAAGATGATTATCAGTTTATTGAACCGGCACAGGCTACGCATTATTGGAAATATGTAAATCAATGGTTCGAACTTAAAAAATTTAGGAACAATTTGATTAGTAAATTAGCGTTTCCTCCACACAAATTGCAACATGGCATTGATACTGTGGCAGTGGCGCCTATGATTTACAATTATGGATACTACCCGGTTGGTGATGTACCATTTGCAGAAGCAGATATAGAAGACCCAAACACATCCTCTTTTATGGATACTTTCCCTGAAGCGCTCGGAGACGAACAAGCAATTATTGATTATCATCATTTAGAAAAAGCTGATGAATTAATCTATACAATCACAAAACCGGACAGCCAACCTGTGCCGATAGCTTTTCCAAACGAAGCAGGACAAATTTTCAAAAAAGACTTTTTATTTACGGCTATTATTTGGAGTACAAATCGCTATTTTAATCTTCCGACGCCTTTTAAAGCATATTGGTCAAGAACATTTAATCCGGCAGACCAATTTACCGAAAGCTATATAGAAACTTCACCAATAAAGGCAAATATCATGTTTGTAGTAGCAAAGTATTCTACTTACTTTGAAAAAGTGCCAATACCGGGAGTGTAATTTGTCCTTTATCAATTAAAAAGAATAAAATATTTTTGCAGTAATAAAATTTCAGAGTATGAATTATCTTGTCGAAAATCCTGTTTTTGTAGAATATACAGCAGCAAACACCTTGCCTGTAACGCTTGTTGTATCTAAATCATCAGGAGGCGAGATATATCGTTCACAAGCCTTTGCCAATAATACAGGAAAAATCAGTTGGAACATTGCCGATATTTTAAAACCACATATTGGTAAAACGCTTTTGGACGACACCGAAGTTTTGCAACATATCGCACCATTTTTGTATAACCTCTCATTAGAGATAGATGACGCAGTAGTTTTAATTAAAAATTATAACGCCGTTTTTCCCGGTGGTATTCCAAAACATCAATTCCGAAAACTCGCCGCTGCCGACACCGATATATTTGCCGAAAAACTTCAAAATTATACCGACAACTGCTTCTTGACCACTCGCACCGCCGGAGACATTATGGTGTTGCCGTCAAGTGAGGTCGGCTTTCTGTATTGTGTCGGCGACAACTCTACGCACACGCTTACCATAATAAATACCGATGGAAATCAAACATACACGATAAATATTCCTGCCGGAGTCCTTATCAATGCCATAAGCCTGTCGTATGTGCTGTGCGATATGGAACTTCAAAAAGGCATATTCGACATAAAAATAGACGGCAACCTTTGCCTGACTATAGAAGTTACTGAGCCAGCTCCGAGCAACGAACGCTATATTTTGAATTTCCGTAATTCGTGGGGAATGTACGAACTTATCGAAGTAACCGGAAGAGCAATAAGCGAACCCGAATATGGCGAAGAAACCGTGTATGCAATCTACGACAAAATTACCGACAGCCTGCGCAACGAAAAACTGCGCAAAGAAGCAACCGAAGTCATAAAAGCAGAGTGTGGCTACCGCAGTCGTGAACGCCTGCTATTTATCCGCGACATGCTACAAAGCGAAGATGTGAAACTGTACGGCGCCGATGGCGAATGGTTCGACGTGCTCGTATCTACCGATGGCGATAAAATCGCACTCAATATGGCAGAACCGGTAAGCATTCCACTCACAATAACAATGTGCGAAGCAGAGAAACTCTATTCTGCCGAAGAGCGCATAAGCCTTAAACCAAATGTGTGTTTGAAAGATGATTTATCTAATTTTATAACCACCAATAATAACAAAAAAATAATATTAGATTATGGGAATTAACAGATTTAGTAAGGACATGTCGCTTGTATCGCAGGCAATCGACAATGACATATTGATGATAAAAAGATATGACAAATATCATTCTATCGAAACGAAAACAATAAAAAACTTTCTGATAAAAGATATTGCTACATTTGAAGCAATAATCGTTACATCTTTGCCTACGGTGGGTCAAAATCAGATTATGTATTTAATTTCCACCGGAAGTAATAATTATGATAAATACATTTGGATTAATTCTATACAAGACTTTGAAAAAATCGGCACAACAAATATTGATTTTTCTGAAAAAATCAATACCGTTGCAGGCTTGAATAATATACACGCTGTTTTTTCAACAGACGGAAATTTACACGGTGGTTCAATTCGTGATACAGGTTCACCCGCAACAAATATGATTGACATACAGGGAGATGTTTTTGTTGGAATAGGGCAATCACAGTATCAAACCGGCACAAAATGGTTAAATATAGGAACAAATAATTTAACTATAAAAGCCACTCACGACACATCTTCGTTAAGTATTTTTCAAAATTTAACAGAATTATATTATCCGCAAGGGGACGGTTCCTTTTCGGAGGCAATATCAATTAATCCTTATTTTTTGCGCTTATATTATCCAAATTACCATGAAAAGGCATTGGATATTGACCAAAATATGATAAAGTTATACCATAATAACGGTAGCGAATTTATCAAAAGCGATATGAATATGTCAACCACATGTATTGGCATGTATACTCCACAGGGTAATGCAATGATGGAATATCAAATATCCCCGATGAGTTATAGATATTCATTAAATCCATTTGGGGCAGATGATGATTTATTATATTCAATTCAAGATCAATCTGGGGCATATTTAAGTATAAATTTGTCTACGTTGCAACAAACAACGGGAGATAGCGTTTTCCAAACATATATGTCCGCAGATGGGCAAACTTCATATACTTTATTAAATCGCCCAAATCAAGGCGACCCAATACTTGAATGTTACAATAGTCCGCAATATATCCGTAACCGCGTGGGAGAATTTGGTAACGGAGATAATTTGTTGGTATCGTTACAATGGCTGAATTTTGGAGGACAAACAGGCGACAGTTTAGTACGATTATATTGCCCGAATGGTGACCCACTTTTAGCAGGCGAAAAAATAGGGAATGAATATCGCACGGGAATATATTTTTATAATCTTGGGGACAAAATTTTGGATTATTCCTCAAATTGGCAAACAGGCGTGAGTGAAATGCGTATGTCAATGCCCAATGGCAACGACCGAATTATGGGTGCGGAAGTAAATCCTATACAAAATAAATTAGGTTTATATTTCTCAGATGATGAGATGCTATATTGGCGTTCCGATAAAGTAAATCAATATCGTGAAATTTGGGCGGGTTACACGGGCGATACTTTTTTGCGAATAAGACAAGCGCAAAAATGGTGGGAACAGCCGTATGATTATAGTCAAGATTTGGAATTTGGAATGATTGGCGAAACTCCATTTATGATTGCTCAAATGAGTGGCGGGCTTGCAACAAAAAGAAATTATGTGCGCTTGGCTTGTCCAGATGATACGAGTTATTATTTGGAGGTAAACGATAAAGGAATTGAAATGCAGGGGGATTTTGGAAAAATGACTTTTGTAGGCATCAATACCAACGGACAGAACAAAGAAATTATATTCGAGATAGAGGGCAACGAATATAAGGTAATAGGTAGCCCAAATTAAAAACTTAATAGGAAACAATGAAAAAAATTGATTTAACAAAAACGATTACCGAATTTGACGGTAAAACGCCTTATTCCTTTGGGAAACAACAAGGCAAAGATGCGGACGGAAATCCGATGGTAGTAAACCTTGTCGGCGACTTTAAAACAGTTGTCAGCGAAAATCTTCGAAAGTGGAAATCGCAGCCTCGACGCGGCGAGGGCGGCAAACCCATTGACCATAAAGCTGAAGTTCAAAAAATTGCAGCGTTGGCTCGTAAAGTTGCAGCTTGCAACGAATTAACTGAGTGGGACGAATGGGAGATTAACATTTTCGATTTGTGTATGTCCGCGCAAAACGACATTATTTACGCCCAGTTTTTGGATGCAATTGAGTAATAATTCAATAAATATTTAACATGAAACTTCTTTTAATCGAATACCTCTTAAGCAAAAGCTCCGGACAATTTAACATAGTCATTATATCGTCCGTATGCCTATTTTTCGTAACGCTCGCCACTTTTATAGACTTGGCGGCAGGAATTTATAAAGCAAAGCAACGAGGCGAAGCAATCACCTCCGATGGAAGAAAAAAAACAGTCAGCAAGCTCGTGTTGTATTTTTCGCTTGTGTTTCTTTCGTTTTTTTCCGATGAAATATTATGCTATTCGTTAAAGCAGTTTTATTCGGGATTTCCATCAATACCTCTTCTTACGGCAGCAGTAACGCTGTACATAATTATAGGCGTTGAAATTCGTTCCATCAAAGAAAATGCAGATGAAAAACACAAAAACCAACTAAAAAAAGATGTTATTGATTTGGCAGAAATTCTGCTGAAGATAAAGGACAGGGAAATTATTGAATATCTAAAAAATATAAGTAAAAACAAGAATGAAAACAAGTGAAAAGGGAATAAACCTTATACAAGAATTTGAGGGCTTGGTATTAATCGCCTATTTATGCCCCGCAAATGTCCCAACAATCGGTTACGGACACACAAGCACGGTAACTCGCGCCGATGTTGGAAAAAAGAAAATTACGCCACAAGAGGCAGAAGCTCTTTTGATTTCCGACCTTCCAAGATACGAAAGAGGCATTTTAAATAATGTAAAAAGCGACATTAATCAAAATCAATTCGATGCGCTTGTGTCGTTTGTTTATAACCTTGGGGAGGGTACGCTAAAAACTTCAACGCTTTTAAAGAAAATAAATGCAAATCCAAGCGATTTATCAATTAAAGGAGAATTTGGAAAATGGATAAACGCCGGTGGAAAGCCATTGCCCGGACTTATTAAAAGACGTTCCGCAGAGGCAGAATTGTATTTTAGTTAAAAAAATGAAATTATGCACTGCCAAAAAGAAACATTTAACATAAGCAAATGTAGCACGTTCCCGATGAAAATCACTTTAAGAAATCAGGCGGGAGATTTGCTGCCGGTTACAACTGATTTTAAGTTTGTATTTTTCGGCGCAAATACGATTAGAGGTTACGAAGTTTCGCAGAAAAACGGCGTGATGAAAAATTGTTTTATTGAAGACGGAAATATTTTTGCGAGATTTGAAAATCATAATCTATTTGGATTGTTGAGTGTGGAAATTTGTGAACGAAGCGAAGATAACAACGCTACCGCAGGTTATTGGCGATGGATTAAAAAAATGAGTACAAACGTAAAAATTATATAGTTATGGAAGATTGTAATCGTAAAGTTCCGGAGTTGGAAATAACATTTAATACTAAAGATTTGGCTATTTTAAAAGGTGGTAAAGTAGGCGAAGTGTTGCAAGGAAAAGGCGTAGGCGTAACTCCCGAATGGGCATCGCTCCCCGATGCGGGAATGAACAGCGTTACCTATTTCGGCACAAAGGAAGCCGTCGAAAATACCGATGCCCGCAATTTAGACATCGCGGTCGAGGGCAACACGGCTATTGCCTACGAGGGCGACATTGAAAATCCTACCGCTATTTTAGACGGAAAAATCAAAGTAGACGGCACACGTTTCGTTGGTACTACTTTTCATATCAACCATTCCACAGGCGGCAGTTATTGGGATACAGAAGATAGGGATAGCGAAAAATGGGAATACGACACAGAAACAGGA